GCGGCAGGTGGAAGAGTTCTTCTCGAAAAGCTATCGCTAATGCACGTCCGCTTTATGGAGGAGCGGGACATCCCCGCTATGATTACGCTTGGCAGCGTGATGCACCGTGAAGCGCCAGAGTATGCAGACTTCCAATTCGACGAGGGCAAGCTCGAGCGTCTAGCTTGGGCCTGCCTTTCCGAACGCCACTGGTGCGCCATTGTGGCAGAAACAGAGGTGAACGGGGAGACTCGAGTAGTCGGCTTTCTTGTCGCCGCTTCCGTGGAAACCTTCTTTGGCCCTGATCGATTTACCGAGGACCTGGCCTTCTATGTTATGCCTGGCTTTCGTGGCACGTCGGCAGCCATTAGGATGCTGACTTTGCTCGAGGCTTGGTCGGAGATGGTAGAGTCGAAGCGGATCCGAATTGGCATAACCACTGGAATCAATGGCGATGTGGCTGGTAGGTTCTTGCTGCGCATGGGTTACGCTGACACTGGCGCGCTTTACTCCAAGACAATTAGTCCATTGCTGGACAAGTCTGTTTGAAAGACATCACAGTTAGGCCCGCAAGGTCTAGCTACGGAGCCCGCTAGGACAACTCCTTTCGCCACGTTTGCGGATAACCGGCAACAACCAGTTTTTCGCAAGCCTGATTGAAAGGATTGAACAATGGCAATTGATATTAACGACGCCTTTGTGAAGCAGTTCGAGAGCGAAGTGCACATGGCGTATCAGCGTATGGGCTCCAAGCTCCGCAACACCGTTCGCTACAAGGGCAACGTCCGCGGCTCGAGCACGACCTTCCAGAAGGTTGGCAAGGGCACTGCTGGCACCAAGTCGCGTCACGGTAACGTGCCGGTGATGACCATCGACCACACTCCGGTCGAGTGCACGTTGGCCGACTTCTATGCTGCCGATTACATCGACAAGCTGGACGAGCTGAAGATCAACCATGACGAGCGCATGGTGGTCACGCAGTCTGCTGCTGCCGCGATGGGCCGCAAGACCGACGAGCTGATCATTGCTGGTCTGGACACGACCAGCAACGTCATTGTTGAAGCAAGCACGACTGGCCTGAACCAGACGAAGGTCAACACTGTGTTCGAATACTTCGGCAACAACGATGTGCCGGATGATGGCGAACGCTACTTCGTTATCTCGCCGGGTGCATGGACCGACCTGCTGGGCCTGAACGCTTTCTCGAGCGCCGACTTTGTTGGCCCCGATGAACTGCCGTACAAGGGCGGCATGGTGGCCAAGCGCTGGATGGGCTTCATGTGGATGACGTTCTCCGGCCTGCCGGTTGCGTCGAACATCCGTAAGAACTTTGCCTACCATCGCACTTCGTTGGGCATGGCGGCTGGTTCGGAAGTCCAGACGGAAATGAACTACGTGCCTGAGAAGGCTGCCCACTTGGCGACCTCGATGATGTCGCAGGGTGCGGTGCTGATCGACACGATCGGTGCCTACGAAGTTCAGACCTACGACATCTAAGGAGCAAACAATATGCCTTATGCAGCTCAAAACTTGACCAAACTGGCTGGTGCTGAACCAGGGTTGTGGCTTTATCGGGACACCGATGCCATTGCCACGATTGTAGGCTCCGGCTTCTTCAACGCAGCGACCGACAACCTCAAGCAGAATGATGTCATTCTGTGCGTGGGTTCAACCGGTGGCACCCGTACCATTGACGTGATTTGTGTTACGAGTGCGACTGGCGCGGCGACCGTTACGACGACCGCTTTGGAAGGTGTCACAGCCTCGTAAGCAACAGGGAGAGGTCTCCCCCTTGACCTTTCCCGGGCCAGCCTTGTCTTGTGCAGGGCTGGCCTTTTCTCTAGGAGCGCACTGTGGCCGTTACCGACATTGACATTTGCTCTCGCGCCCTTGTGCTGATTGGTGCAACACCGATCACCTCATTTGCTGATGGCACGACTGAGAGCACGGTAGCCGTCAATCTGTATGAAGATACAGTGCGTGACCTGATGTCTCGCCATCGCTGGCGTTTTGCCTCTGGCCAGGCGCAGCTTTCCCGCCGTGTAGAAGAGCCGGAATCAAAGTGGGATGCAGCGTATAACCTGCCTGCTGACCTGCTTCTGCTGCATGATGTGACGGTCAACGACAACGTGATTGAGTACGACCGCTACCAGAACCTCGTCTATTGCGATGCGGTGGCTGATGATGTGGTTGTGGCTGACTACACGTTCCGTGCAGACGAGGACCTTTGGCCGCCTTATTTTGTAACGCTGATTGAGCTGCAGCTTGCCTCGATCTTTGCGTACTCGGTGGCCAATCAGATTAACACGGCTGACTTCATGGAGAAGAAAGCCTTGCGTCAGATGGCGCTTGCCCGTCATATTGATAGCACAGCGCAGACAACACGCAGGTTCGATCTGAGCCGGTTCGACAAAGCGCGCAGGACAATTCGCTAATGCCCACCATTAAGCAGGTCCAGACCAACTTCTCATCGGGGGAGGTTGATCCCCTGCTGCGTATGCGTGTGGATACTGGTGCATACCAGAACGGTGCAGCGCGGTTGCGCAACGTTTCCCTGCTGAATACCGGTGGCGTTAGCCGGAGAGCGGGCACCCGTTACATTGCCAATCTGGTTGGCGACAGCCGTCTGCTACCCTTTGAGTTCTCCTCTAGCGAGCGTTACGTCTTTGCTTTGAGCAATGGGCGACTCGACGTGTTCAATACCGCGGGCACTCTGCTTACAACCATTGTTGCTGGTGTGCCCTGGTCTAGCGCACAGCTTCGTCAGATTAGCTACACTCAAGCGGCGGACGTGATGATCGTCTGCCATCCTTCATGGCCGCCCAGAGTCATCCGTCGGACGAGCGCGACTACCTTTACCATTAGCACGTTCGCGTTCGACACAAGCCTAGACGGTAACGGGATATACCAGCCGTACTACAAGTTTGCCGACGATACCGTAACGATTAGCGTAAGTGCAACGACTGGCACTGGCGTAACCATCACTGCATCTAGTGGTGTGTTCACATCTAGTTATGTTGGGACCATCGTCCGTTGGAAGGACGTTGAGATTCTGATTACGGCGTTCATCAACAGCACGACATTGGTAGGCAACATCAAAGGCAAGCTCGAGGGCAATCTTGATCTTGATCCATTGCGTACTACGCACAGTAGCGATGTGGTTGAAGTTACACATGCGCTTCATGGTTTTGCCACCGGCCAGAGCGTGACGATTAGCAATGCTAACGGCTTTGGCGGCATTAGCTTTTCCAACATCAATGGCACGTTCACCATCACGGTGATTGACGACAACCGCTACAGCTATGTGGCTGGACAGACTTCTAACGTCTCCGAGGATGGCGGCGGGCCTTCGGTCAAGTACACAAGCAGCACAACTGCAACGCGTGACTGGTCTGAGCAGGCGTTCTCGCCAGCCAATGGTTATCCTGGTGCGGTTGCCTTCCATGAGAATCGTCTTTGGTTTGGCGGTAGCAGCGCAATTCCTGATGGCCTGTGGGCTTCCAAGATTGGAGAGTTCTTTAACTTCGATGTGGGTGACGCACTCGACAACGAGAGCATTCAAGTTACCATTGGCAGTGAGGACATCTCGAACGTTAAGCACATCGTCTCGAACCGCGACTTGCAAATCTTCACTGCGAGTGGTGAGTTTTTTGTGCCGCGCTCGAGCAATCAGGCGGTTACTCCCCTGACTATCCGCGTGGCTAGACAGACGCCGTTTGGCGCAAATGATGTGACGCCACTACCTTTCGATGGCGCGACCCTGTTTGTGCAAGGCTCGGGCAAGTCCGTGCGTGAGTATGTCTACAACGACAGCGTGAACGGCTACGCCTCGACTGACATTACCTTGCTTTCGAGCCACTTGATTAACAGCCCGATCGATATGGCAGTGCTGTTTGGTTCGACCGTGCGTGGTGAGCAGTATGCCTTGCTGGTGAATACTGACGGCACGATGGCCGTGTTCAACTCTGCTCGCTCTGAGAACGTGGCAGGTTGGACAACGTGGGAACTGGACGATCCAAACGAAGAGGTTTCCTCACTGAGGATGGACTTTGTTAACGGCACCTATGGCTTTCGTGCACTACCTGCAGATGGCAGTAGCTTGCGTGAAAATATGTTTCGTTCGGTCTGCGCGCTGGGTGATCTTGTGTTTGTCGTTGTGCTGCGCGGCCTGACGTATACCCTTGAGCGCTTCTCTGACGCAGAGCAGTTGACCTTGGACGGCGCTGTTATTCTTACTGGCGCGTCAAACTCGACCTGGACGCTGGGCGCATACTACGCAAACAAGGAAGTACAGGTCGTAACAAACGACATGTACCTTGGCACCTTCACGGCCAACAGCTCTGGTGCAATTACGCTGCCAGATCCGGTAACAACTCTGACGGCAGGCTTTGGCTACCCAGTGGAGATTACCACCTTGCCCGTGCACTTGCAGCTTCCCACTGGTTCTCTGTTGGGTATGCCGAAGCGTATCAACCGCGCTTTAGTGGGCTTGAACAGCACACTGTCCTGTGTCGTATCGAACAATCGATTGCTGCTGCGGCAGGTGACGGACGATCTGTCTATTGCGCCTGCTCGCTTTACTGGGATCAAGGAGTTCTTCTTGCTGGGCTACAACAGGGAGGCAAGGGTTACGATCAATCAGGACGAGCCACTGCCCCTGAGGGTGCTGGGGATGAACATGGAGGTGTCGTTCTAATGTGTGTCACAGCAACCGTTCTTGCCGCGGCATCCCTTGTTTCTGCAACGGCAGGCACCGCCGTATCGATTGCATCGGCTGGCGCAAACAAGCGCGCACAGCAAACCATGCTCGACGAGCAACAGAAGCAGATCAAGGAAGAGCGTGAGATTGCTCGACTGCAGGCACAGGAGGCCGAGGTCGAACGACTAAATGACTTTCGTAGGCAACGGGCGAGCAACGCTGCGGCGCTGGCTGCATCTGGTCTGCGTGAAAACATTAGCTTTCTCCAGGGCGTCATGCCTGCCGAGGAGCGTGCTCTACGTCTGGACATTGGTGCTCTGCGCATGGGCGACATTGGCACTCAGAACCGCCTTGCTTCGCAGATCCGCGTGAATCGATTCCAGCGTGATGTTGCTGGCTTCAACGCCGGAATGCAGACGATTGGGGCATTGGCTGGCCTTGCCGGTAGTGCGGCAAGTGCGGTTTCCAACTTCCAGGCAACCAAAACGCCAAGCTCGTCAAACGCAATTCAGTTTAAGAACACGCCGTTTAAGGTGCCGTCTACCCAGTTGCCGACGTTCAAAACTCCAAAGATTTGATAAGGTTGACACATGGCTATTGAACCGTTCCGTCGTCGTATTGGAATCACCAGCCCCGGCAGCCTCTTGTCTGGCAACGCTCCGCAGATTGCTGATGTGGGCTCTGCGATTACACGCGCTGGTGCTGAGGT